CATCGTGAAAAAGAAGGAACTGTCATTAGCATGGTCCCTGGTATTTATGGTGACACCTTTGGAGTTAAGTTCGATGATGGCAAAGTTGCCGAGTTCCTAAGTGAACAATTAACTGCCGTTGAAAGCGAAAAGACAATCTATCTTTCTTCTATCGAAGAAATTGTTTCTGATCATATTGAATATGATCTAGCTCCTGCCAATACTCTAGACGAACTAGAAGGAAAGACAAGAGTTGCTCGCTCATTAAATCTTCGCGCCAAGGGTCTTATTGTTGGAAGCAAGATCTCAATGAATGAAAGAGTCCAGCTTGACAATATCATCACTTCTACATCAGCCGATATTCGTGACTTCAATGAAGGCACAAGTCATCTGCAAGAGATTGAAGCTGAAGCATATCTTGCTCGTTCACCCAAGTATAAGATTAATGATGAATTTATTGGCTGGGGTTCACAAGCTCGCACAAAGACTGATGAAGATATCTCATGGCTCAATGATGTTGATACAGAATTTGATATTACCTCTGATCCTAAGTTGATCGCCATCGCTGCTAATTCTGTTGGTAGCCTAACAAGAGAACAACTTGAGAATGATGACTTCATGAAGGAAGTCCATTACTACTCTGCTCTTAATCTTCCTGCCGAAGCTTCTCCTCGCCTTGCCTCCTTCATGAAGGAAGCTGCTAAGATGAGACTAGAAGAACCAATTCAATCAATCGCCAAACAAGCCAGTGTCGAGTCATTTGATGATGTAGACGATGCTGCACTCTACATGTAAGGATTAAAATGGATATCTATACTTCAGACGAATTCCAAAAGAAAGCTAATAAGCAAGCTCTAATCCTTGCTCGTACACGCTACAATGAATTGATTGCTCCATTTGTTAAGGACTCAAGTTCAAGATTTGAGTACGCCAAGAATGATATTGAAAAGATCGTTCTAGCTGCCGTTGAACAATTTGATGCAGATGCTGACTATGTTCGCTCTAATCTTCGTGCAGTAATTGCAGAGAATTGGCAAGATGATACTATTTATTCAAGTAGAAACCCACAATTAGCAAGTGAAATTGTTGAAGCAATTCATTCTTCTGATCCAGGGGATCTTCAAAATATTCTTGACAGTGGAGAAGGACAGTTCGGTCCGGATGATTACTATGTAACTGATCTAGATAATGGTATCATTAATACCCCACAAGGTGAATTCCAATTTGAGCCTGATTACTTGACTCCAGGCAAACCAGTTGATGATTTTTTAAGCAATCTTATAGAACAGTCACTGCCAGAACCTTTCTATCCAGATTTTCCAGGCCAAACAGAAGATCGTCAATTTAGATTTGATGATCCGAATCGTCCGCCTTTTGGGTCAGAAGAATGGAATTATGACGAGATTAAGAGGGAACGTCGTAATTCAAAAAAAGCTGCTGATTCAGACAACAAGCGCACAATGGAAAAGGGTCTTGGTGTTGACGGAGAAGCCGTCAAGGAAGACCTAACAAATGCAGGGAAGTCATACACTGGCTTTGGTGATGGCAAGGGCGATGCAAAAGATAAGGGTCTTGGCGTTGATGGTGGAAAGGGTGGCGAAGAAGCTACTTCTGAATATAAGTCAGAAAGCGTTAATTTTGACAAGAATGATGCCGAGAACAAGGATGCTGTCGAAGGTTTCGGTGGAGGTCCTGAAAGCCCATCATCTGAAATCAAGGACCCAAGCGAAAGACCTGACGAATCCATTGAAGAGACAGATATTTCCTATCACAATGGCCCAGTCCTTGAAAAGGAAATTCGTGGTCCATCTGCTGGTGGCCCTGGTAAAGCTCATGATCTTATGGAAGACACTTTCAAGTGGACAAAGGTTGAAGATCGCCTAATTGTTAGTACAATGGAATCTTATTCTTGTGGTAGTGATTGCGCGAGCTGTAACTGTGGCGATAGCTGCGGTAAAGATTGTCCTTGTAAAAAAAAAAGTCTAGCTAGTATTCCTAAGTCAGAGAAAAACTCTGATTCTCAATATAAAACCTACCTCTCTTCTGAAGAAGGAAATAAGCCTACTTCTGGAATGAAATCTGCTGCTGCCCGTTCTTTGAAGTGGCGTGAAGAAGGTCATAAAGGTGGCACAAGTATTGGACTAGGACGCGCTCATCAAATTGTAAATGGCGAAAATTTGAGTGATAGTACGGTAAAAAGAATGCACTCATTCTTTGCTCGCCATGCAGTAGATAAAAATGCCCCCGGTTTTTATTCTGGGCCAAAATTTCCTTCTCCAGGCCGTGTTGCATGGGGTCTATGGGGTGGAGATTCTGGAGCTTCCTGGTCAAAAGCTAAGGCTGCACAAATGGATAAAAGTTCTTCGTTAGAAAAACAAACATTTGCTCAAATAGGCCAGCCCATAACTGGTTATGGACCAAGCAATGGAGATAATCCAAATGATGAAGCTAATCCACTTGTTGGAACTAAAATCTGTCCTTCTTGCAATACAGTGAATGAATCAGATGCAACGCAGTGTGCAAACATTTCCTGTGGAAAGTCATTGACAAATCAAACAAATCCATTGACAAATCAAACACTGGCTGCTACAAAAACTGCTGAACTTCCTGGTGAACCACAGGGATCAGTTCCCAATGGTGCAGAGATGCCCATGAACAATGCTCCCAATCCTGCTATGATGGGCGAGAACGTCAGTGATGACAACAAATCACTACAAGACCCAAAGGCATTAGCTCGTATCACAGTAGCCAATGAAAGTGCTGCTAAAGAATTCTCTCAAGTAGACAAGCTTGAGAATGCTCCGGAAGTTAAAAAACTTATTTCACAGAAATATAATCTTCCAGAAGAATATGTTGATCATCATCTAGTTGTAGAAGCTACGTTTGGAGATAGTATCGCTATCAATGGTCAAATGAAGGTAGAGGGAATAGACACTGAAACTCTATCTGAAGTTCATGTTGACCAACAGTTCATTGAAGAGGGCGATTCTTTAACTGAAATCAAAAAGGGCGCATCTGTTCCTCTTAAGCTCATTCTTAAAAAAATAATGAAAGAAGAGAATATTGATGAAATTACTGCAATGAACTCCTTAAAAGATGCATGGGTAGGAGGCAACCCTCCTCTTGAGATGAATGTTCTCGTTCAAGGATCATTAAGGTACTTTCTTCCAATAGAAGCTGTCGGGCAACAACAAACAAGATCTCCATTCCAACAACAACAAAGACCAGAAGACGTGATGGATCAGGAATATAATCAAGTATCTGAACAACCTACTCAATAAAAGTGCTACATAAAACTAATCTATATAAAAAAGAATTAATCTTTAGTCGTTGTGAAATATGCGGGTATGATAAGTATGTTACCCGTCATAGAATAAGGCCCGGTAAAAAGGGTGGAATGTACGCTCCAGAAAATGTAATAGGATTATGCCCTAACTGTCACATAGAGGCAGAACTTAAATTAATTTCTCCATTAACACTATTAAGCATAATTTATGATAGAATAAAGAAAGAAAGAGAAAATATTTTAAACTGTAGAGGTCGTAGTTGACATTAGAATAATCTAGTGTATAATATGAAAACAAGGTAAAGATGGCGGATTTTTTAAACGGAGGAGAGCTACATAAGTATCGCTCAAGTGCGCTACATACTCCTCGTATACCTAGAAATGTTCTTACATCCCAAAAGGATGATAAGCTTTTTGAACAGGTTGATGATCATAATCGTAAATTAGCCGGTGAGTTCGCTAATAAGCGCAACAATCGTAAGACAGCTTCTGCCATGAGAAAACTGTCTGGGTACTCATCTACTGCTGTAGGTGGCGATGTATTTGCAGCTATTCCTCGTTTCTATTCACCACTTGAATACTTTGAACAGACACAGATCCCTTATGACATTAACAATAAGAAGCATCGCTTTGAACTTTATAAGTGGCTTGATCTTTTTTATAGGACTCATTTTCTTATTCCTATTCTTGTTGATATTTTCACTCGCTTCCCTCTTGTCGGAGTTGATTTCTTTGGCCCCGATGAGGAATTAAATGATTTCTATCATGAACTATTCTTTGATCGCCTAGACTATGAACAGTTCATGGTTGATATGGGTCGTGAATATTGGACTCTAGGTCAGTCATTCCCAATGGGTACCTTTAATGAAACCCTTGGTATCTGGGAATCAGAAGAGCTTATCGATCCAACTCTTGTAGATGTAAAGCGTTTCCCCATTATTGGTGGAGAGCAATTCTTCATCATTCCTCCCAAGGAACTTGTAGACCTTGTTAAGAACCGTAGACCTGCTCCTCAGTTCGCTCTTCTTGAGAAGAACTATCCAGAGCTTATTCCGTTCTTAATGAATGGTCGCAACATTCCGATCTCTAATGTTCTAATGAAGCAAGTTGCTTTCAAGGCTTCACCAAGAGATCTTTATGGAACTCCCATCCTTCTTCGCGCACTAAGAACACTTATGCATGAAGAGAAGCTACTCGCATCACAGGATGCTATTGCTGAACGTCTCTATTCACCACTTATTCTTGCCAAGCTTGGTGTTCAGGAGATGGGCGCAAATAGAATGCCATGGATTCCTGGCCCGACGGAAATCTCTTCATTCCGTAACGATCTTGATATTGCTCTCTCATCAGACTTCCGTTTGATCGTCCACCATTTCGGCATTGATATTCAGAATGTCTTCGGTCGTGAACAAATGCCTCGTCTTGATAACGACTTTGATCGTATTGAGAAGCGCATCATGCAGTCATTCGGAGTCAATCCAAATCTCTTGAGTGGCGGTAACGCATCTACTCCTTACGCATCATCTGCTCTACAGGCTGAATTTTTGAATCAGATGCTTCGCACCTATCAGAATTTCCTCAAGAAGCATTACAAAGAACGCGCACTTATTGTTGCTGAAGCTCAAGGTCATTATGCATATGAGAAGCGTGGGGATACTCGCGTACCGATCATGGAAGAAGTTCTTATCTATGACGAGGAAGGCAATCAGCGCATTGAAAGACGTAAGAAGCTTATGATCCCTGAGATGAGAATGAAAACTCTTGACCTTCGTGACGAAGCAACTCAACGTCAGTTCCTCACATCACTTAGGCAACAGGGTGTTCCGATTCCAGATCAAGATATTACCATGGGTATGCATTACGACTTCACAGAGTCTCTCGATAAATTCAGCGATGAGACAGTTAAGAAGACTGTCGCAACTCAGCAGGCTAAGGTTCGTGCCTACAATATCCTTGTTGCTATGAATCTACCTGTTCCACCAGACCTCCTTGCAGAAATGCAGGTTGCTGGACTCGCCCCTGGCGGTCAGCAAGGTGTCCCAGGCGGTCCTTCACAAAGACCACCAGCAGGACAGCAACCCGGTGATGTCGGAGGTGCCGCAGGTGGATTAGGA